CCGTAGCAGGAGGTCTTCTTGCATTCGGAATTCAACGTGTTATCATGACAGTTATCACAGTCATGCAGTAATTTTAGGGAGAGCCTTGGCTCTCCCTTTTTATTTCAAAAATTTTTTCACAAAACGGTTTACAACCAAAGCATACTGTGGTACTATACAACTATCAACTACTGATACAGAATTACGGAGATTAGAAAATGTCTAAAGTAACTTACATCATCAAAGCTTCTAACGATGTTCTGAATGAAAAAACTGCTACGATTTTAATTACCATTGCTAAGAAAGATTTCATTACAGCTGCAGAAGTTCGTGAGGTGCATCCAGATTTAGGTAACGCAGTAGTTAATAGTAATATTGGGGTATTGATTAAAAAAGGCCTGGTGGAGAAATCTGGTGATGGATTAATCATTACTGGTGAAGCTCAGGATATTATTTCAAATGCAGCAACTTTATATGCACAGGAAAATGCTCCGGAACTGCTGAAAAAACGAGCAACTCGTAAAGCTCGCGAGATTACTTCCGATATGGAAGAAGATAAAGACCTCATGTTAAAACTTTTAGATGAAAATGGATTTGTTCTTAAAAAGGTTGAAACTTATCGTAGTAATTATCTCGCTATTTTAGAAAAACGCACTCACGGAATTCGTAATTTTGAAATTAACAACAATGGAAATATGCGAATTTTTGGATACAAAATGATGGAACATCATATTCAGAAATTTACTGATATCGGAATGTCATGTAAAATCGCTAAAAACGGTAATGTGTATCTTGACATTAAACGCTCGGCAGAAAACATTGAAGCTGTAATCACTGTAGCATCTGAACTGTGAGGAATAAATAATGAACAAGTTAGAAATTGTCAATGAACTTCGTCGTTGTGCAGAACCCACTCAAGAGGGGTGGGACATCTGGTATCATGGAGCTTATCTTGGAACTATCGTAAAGATTAAGACTGGTAAATACATGATTATTCGTGAAAGTAAAGATGCTCCAGTAGGTATTCGCAATAATTTTATGGCGGCGATAAGTTCATTTACGGATGCAGCTTACGAAATTTACCTTGCTGATTATAAAGAATTCCAGGAATCTCAACCGGTTATTCGTTCAATTGGTGTTAACAAAGCTCAACAGAAAACTTTGTGGCAGCGTATTAAAGGATGGTTTAAATGAACCCATTTATTAATCGTTTAAAAATGCTGAATGTGCCTTTATCTCGTGAAACTCCAGAAAGTCTTGTTGAAAAATTTAAAGCACATGGTTATAAATGCACAGAAGAAGATATTCTGAAAGAAGTTCCTGAAATCTGTTGGCAGTCTGCATATTGGGACGAAAATCAAAAGTATCAACGACGAATTGTTTGCGCAGCCAACCGTTTTAAATTAAAAGATGGACGAACTCTTATTATTCCAGGTGCTCGTCATTATTCTAAAGATATGGCAGAAGTTTTAGATGTAGTTAAACCTCAATTAGTTACTCAACAAGTTTGTGATGATGACCAAGGGTTTATTGACCAATACAGTAATTATTGGACACGTGAAGAAGCAATGATTATTGCAACTTACGCTGGACAAGTACGTATTGAACGTGGTGGTAGTGAAAAAGAACTTTACTCTGAGGACCTTTACTAATGAATATTAAACAGTTTCAAATTGATGGAATTATGAATCAAATCCAGGCACTGGAATATGCCAATAAAATGATGTCAACTAATTGGGGAATTTATACCAATGAGCCGGCATTTCAGTTCTGTAATATTGAATTCACTAAAAAGCTCGTAGGAAAAGATTATGTATGTCCATTTAGTTCCCCAATAAATGGAATGCTAAAACCTGCTTTACGCGATCTTTATATTGCGATGAACGAAGAAATGATAAAAGAGCTAAAACGTCAACTGAAGGTGATTCAATTTGGCCAGGGAAATTAATTCAAAATCCGATTATTTTAATTCTCTCAATGATAAAGATAAAAATTTAATACGACATTTTATTGTTGAGATGGGATATACTGACACACGTGATTTAAGAGAACATATATTTGAATGTGGTGTAGCTAAAAAGTTTTCATTCACATGCAAATGTTTGAGAGAGGTAATTCAGCACTATGAACAATTTAGTCGCAAAACATAATTTTAATAAAGCTTCTGTCCATAAGGATAAGAAGAAAGCGTTTAAAGAATCTAATCGCAAACAGAAACATAAGGGGAAGGTCTATGATTATTGATTCTCAGTCTGTGGTTCAATACACAATCAAAATTGATATTCTAGAAAAGCTATATAAGTTTTTACCAAATTTATACCACTCAATTGTTAATGAATTAGTTGAAGAACTGCATCTTGAGAATAATGATTTCTTGATTGGAACTTATAAAGACCTCTCAAAAGCAGGATATTTTTACGTAATTCCAGCTCCAGGAAAAAGTATTGATGATGTATTAAAAACTATAATGATTTATGTCCATGATTATGAAATTGAAGATTATTTCGAATGAGTCATAATCTTGAAAAAGTAATCGAGCATAATGTAGCTCAGGAACGCGAGTCGTTCAAGGAATTCGTAGAAAAAATTTTTGAAGAAAATAACACAGACCAGTTTACAAATCAAGCGTCTGATGATATTATAACAAAGTCAACTAATTGAGTGGTATAGTTAATGAATAAAAATATTGATACAGTTCGTGAAATTATTACTGTTGCGTCTATTTTAATTAAATTTTCCAGAGAAGATATTGTTGAAAATCGTGCTAATTTTATTGCATTTCTGAATGAGATTGGAGTAACGCATGAAGGTAGAAAATTAAATCAGAATTCATTCCGTAAAATTGTTTCTGAATTAACTCAAGAAGATAAGAAAACCCTCATCGACGAATTCAACGAGGGTTTTGAGGGTGTATATCGATATCTAGAGATGTATACAAACAAATAATTATTTAGCCCTTCCTAATATTCTGGCCGCCTGAGCACATATTGATTCAAGGCGGTCATTACTTATATGATCATTTCTATACCAGTACATAGTTATTGTTCCAGCATAGATATTATCCAAATTAAAATATGGACAACTGTACATGTAATTTATTTCGGGAGTAGGCTTTTTAGTTGGTAAAAAAGCAAATTTTGAGTTGGAATAATAATGACGTCCATTTAAATGAACTGCATATTCATCCATAGTTTTATCAACAGGATATCCTCCAAGTGATTTTTCACTTATTGTTGAAGGTAATTTTCCTTCATATGCTATAATATCAACAAAATAGTTTAAGTTTTTAGGGCGGAAAGAATACACCGCACTAAAGTCTGCCTCAGATGATATATGAACTATCTGGAGTTGTTCCAGGGCGACAGATTCAAAGCGTGCATTTCTTTCCTTTTCAATAATTTCACTGTATGTTTCATACTTTGATTGCTTATAGTACTCAAAGAAACTATCTCCCCTATACCAAACAATCGCCATTATAAACAAAAGAATTACGACAGCTACCCTGGAAGCAAGAACTTTCCCGGTAGCGTTATCTTTGAACAAGCGATCTAGAACACCAAACAGAATATCAGAGGGCGAAAATGATATTCTAGGTGCTGCCATAGACCCTCCTTTTAAGGATATTTATTCAAATTATACTCTTGGACCATATATTATTCCAACATTTTGCCATGTTGGAGCAGACCCTATGACAGCATAACCTGCGGCCCCGCCAGCACCGACTTTTAGTACTTTACCGCCATCATGCCAGGCATTTTGTCCATTTGCGCCAGCATCACCGCCCTGGCCAGAATGAGCATTACCATAATTATAACCACCTCCTGGGCCGTCATAAGAAGCAGCACCTCCTGAATAACCACCGCCACCTCCTGGGCCAAATGGTCTTCCTCCACCGCCACCAATATCCTGCCAGTTTGCACCAGAGTGAGGACGATAAGCGATACCGCCACCACCGCCACCACCGCCACAAATTACTCCGCCGTTATTAATTCTTAATCGACCACCAATGTCATTTTGAATACAATGTCCACCCTGTTGACCATTACCATCTCCACCAGAATGAGTCCATCCACCTTGTCCACCTCTACCCCACATATGAGCTCCAGCACCAATATTTAATTGAACATATTCATTAGGTGTATCTCCGTACATGAAGAATAAAGGAACGTCTCTGGAATATGATACCAAATTTCCGGTGATATTAAACACTATAGGTGCACTACCTGCCTCAAAACATCTATCTCGGAACCATTGACCATTGAAGTTATGGTCTGCTCCAAGCGTGTGAATTATTTCAACAGATCGACCTATCATATTACTCATCCAAAATGGAGCACCCATTCTTAATCGTTGGGCCGCGCCGCCCATCCAATTTTGTCCTGTATTAACTACTGCAGACGATCCTACCCACGGTCCTGTTACTGCCATATAAACCTCCAAGGGGCCGAAGCCCCTCTTATTATTTTAACAATGATTTAACTAATGCTTTAAGTTCTTCAATTTCTGATTTAAGTTCCGCAATTTCTGCAGTATGCTCATTGATTGCAGCTGTATTTAAACCAATTACACCGTTATAGTTCAAACGAAGTAAAGCTTCACCATCAGGGTCGCCTTCAACTAATTCTGGTAAAATAGCTTGAACTTCTTGAGCAATTAAACCAGCGTTAGGTTCCCATTTCTGATTACCTTCCTCATCCAGGCCTCGCTTCTGCATATAAGTGTAACCGTTAATTTTAGAAAGCTTCTGAGAAGCATTTTCAAATTTAACGAGGTCTTTTTTAACGCGAATATCAGAACGGACATAAACATCACGGACAAATGTAGAATAGGCATCACTCTGTTGGATTAAATGACCAAAAGAAATAATAGCTCTTCCTTGCTCAGTCCACAAAGCACCAGTAGTATCCCAAAGACCTTCATGGAGATGATAAGCAGATGACCATGAAGCAATATGAACACCATTGGCAACCATATTGATTCGGCCATCACCGCCATGGACTAAACCAGTATCATTATCACCAATAACAAGACATGGCCCAGTCCACACCGGGTCGCCGCCGCCAGCTGATAATCTTGCTCCAGTTTTAACCATGTTAGGAACATACAGAGTTCCGTTATGGTGAAATTCATATACAGCTTGTGGGTCAGAACCGTTTTCCTGGTTACCTACACGAATAATACCTTGCGCCCAGTTATTAGTGATACGACGCATACCAAAATCAACACCAGATATGTATCCTTCATTAGTAATAGCAGATTTTCCTTTAATAATAGGATAATAGCAGTCATTACTGACACTACCAAAATCTATAAATATCGGAGCTTCTAAACTCCATTGGTCACCAAAGGCGCCAGATTTATGCGCAACCCATTGTGTACCGTTTATATGAAGGCGGTCTCTATTAAAATTAAACGCTCCTTGTCCTTGAGGAGAAAGCGCTATTTCGCCGTTATTTGTTATGTTCACACCGGCTTGTGTAATGTAACTGTAAAAACTTAGACCATTGTCGCCGCCGCCTTTGCCTATATACCAGTTACCTGTACCACCTACATCACTACGGATGTGCGATGAAGCACCCGCGCCTGCAGTTAAAACAAGGGCATCATTTCCAGCAGATAAAGTCAACCTACCGGTCATCGTATCACCTTCTTTAGCAACACGAGTAGCTATTGCATCGCGAATATTAGTTACGTCGCCTGCTGAAGTAAACGTTTTCCAGATATCAGACCAGATATTACCATTGCGAGCAATAGTAGCTTCACCGCCGCCGACAGAAACGTTATCTGGGAAGTTAACAGTACCGTCTTGATTCTGTCTCTTA